ATCAAGAAAGAAAGAGAGAAAATATGACAATCGCAAATATAACTGATAAACATATGGATAATCTAGTAGATAGATTTCTTAGTCATGTAAATGAAAATGATATAAAAGAATGTGAAAATTTTGAAGAGTTCTTAGGTATTGCAAAAGACAAATGTAAAAACATTTGGAGTGAAGATGATTTAGATTGGATTGCAAATTATGTGTGGTTTGTTAATCTTAACGAAGCGGAGTAAATATTAAAATGAGAAAAAATATTATAAGAAAAAGAAAAGATACTATTATCAAAGAATTTGTTAGTTATGTATATGATTTTTATGGTAAAGGTGGTATCTATGATATGGGTGCAACTGTAAGTCAAATTACTACTGCAACTATTGACTATCTTTCAGATTGTTTATCTAAACGACAGTATACATTTTGTGGTGATAGTCTTGATAGGGAAAGAGTTAGAGATATTATGATTGAAAAGTTTAATTTGAAAGAGGTAAAATAATGGAAAAATGTTTTAAAGTAATGAACGAAAAGGGTCAAACTATGACACCTTGTGGTAAGTGGTGGTATGATGAGTGGAGTTCTAAATTCAATGCTGATTACGAAAATTATCCAGATACATTTTATACTGATACTGTAAATAATGCATTTTGTGCTATAGAAGGTCAATATAAAGGTTATTACAATATTGTAGAGTGTGAAGCTGACGGAAGAGGAGATGTTGAACCTACTGATAAAGTAACAAGATGTTATTATAATGGAGGTAAAATTGCAGTTTAGTTAAAAACTAGGGTTGACAATATTAATTTTTATGATAGGATATAATTATGGATAATTTAGAAAAAGTTGGAATTACAATGATGTTGGAAGATTTAAAACCAATCAAAACTAATAAACAACTTGCACTTGAGAATCTGGAAGACATTGCAAAGTTTATGGAAAACAAATGCAAAGACGATTCAAATTATAATCTGAATAAACAATCAAAAGGTTGGTTAAGACATTATTCAGAAATGATAAGAAGTGAAATTAGACGATACAAAACTTAACAATATAGGTGAATATGATTTATTTTTATAATACACACGAAGATATTCCAAAACACATTCAAGATTATGTAATGTCTTGTGCAGATGTTTCGGATATCACAAAACTTTCAATAACAGATATAAATGCATTTCTTACTGGTATAGACCAATACGAAGCAGAAGTTACTAATCAATCTATGGAAGAGGTTTATAATGGGGTTTAGAAGAAATAATTTTAGAAGAAAAATAGAACAAAGATTGCCTGGTACTGCTGTTGCAGTAGTAAATGGTAATGTAGATAAAGCGATAAGAAAACTTAAAAAAAAGTTACAGAAAGAAAACTTCTTTAACGAAATGAGAAGAAGAGAGTTCTTTGAAACTAGAAGTGAAAGAAGAAGAAAAGAAGTAGCTGCGAGTACAAGAAGATGTATAAAGAGAAGAGAGAAATTAAAGAAGTTAGAGGTTTAAAATGGTTTGGTTCTATCCTATTGTTGATAGGCTTATGTTTTACATCTTTTAATATATTCCCACTTAATCTATATTTCATGTTAATCGGTAGTGGAGTATGGGTTATGGTAGGATGTATTTGGAAAGATGGTTCGATTATATTATTAAATGTAGTTGGATTTATAATTACAATCGTAGGGTTGATTAATCATTGGTTATAAATAAAGATATGAGTAATATATTAAAATTCCCAGCAAAAAGATTTAAAAATTCAAGAAAAATAAAAACACCTAATCTTGATTATTATAAACTTGCAGAGGATATGAGTTTTGCAGATCAACTTACAGAGTCTTTAATCGTACAGTTAGTTCACGCTTTAGGTGATAACGGAATAAAAGTTACAGATAAAGATTTTGTAAAAGATTTAGCATTTATTATCGAGGGTATCAAGTCTGCAATCTATAGAGATTTAGATATTAAACACGATATGCAACCATTAATGGATAAATTTATGATTACATCAACAAAAAATGGTAAAACAAATACAATGTTTAATATGGAATTGATTCCAGAATTTTTGGAAAAAACAAAAAAATAATTTATGATATTAGTTGATATGAACCAAGTTACGATTAGTAACTTGATGATACAGATGAAAAATGAACCTTTGAGTGTAGACTTAGTTAGACACTTAGTTTTAAACTCTATTCGTTCATATAGAACAAAATTCTTCAATGAGTTTGGTGAACTGATACTTTGTTATGATGACAAACATTATTGGAGAAGAGATTTATTCCCATACTACAAGTCAAATAGAAAGAAAGATAGAACAGAATCTAATCTAAATTGGAACGAACTATTTGAAACTCTTAATCTAATAAGAGATGAATTAAAAGAAACTTTCCCATACAAAGTATTACAAGTAGATGGTGCAGAGGCTGATGATATTATTGCAACAATAGTAAATCTTGTTTCTAAAACACCTAATCTTTTTGAAAAGATTTTAATAATGTCTGGAGATAAAGATTTTATTCAACTACAAACTCACGAAAATGTACAACAATATTCACCTACACTAAAAAAGTTTATAAATGGTGTTGACCCTAACACATATAAAATAGAACATATTTTTAAGGGAGATAGAGGTGATGGAATACCAAATATATTATCACCAGACAATACTTTTGTAGAGGGATTAAGACAGAAACCTTTAGGTAAAAATAAAATAGATTCGTGGAAACAAGTAGGTACTTGGCCTATTGATGATTGGAATGAAGAAATAAAAAGAAACTATCAAAGAAACTGTAAGTTGATAGATTTAGATTTGATTCCATCACATATTAGAGATACTATATATTATAGTTGGAAACAAGAAAGTGAAACAAGTAGAAGTAAAATTCTACCATATTTTATGAAACATAGATTGAGAGAACTAACTGAAAAACTAGGAGATTTTTAATGGCATATGATGTTGTAAGACCTTTAATACATGAAGTATTAACAATGGTTAATAATGCAAAGGTAAAAAATAAAAAGATTGAAGTATTAAGAAAGTATAAATCTAATGCTCTGAAGATGGTTCTTAAATCATCTTTTGACCCAAAAATTGTTTGGAGAATACCAGAAGGAGATGTACCATTTGTTAAGAATGATGCACCAGAGGGAACTGAACATACAAGGTTAGAACAAGAAGCAGGAAAGTTATTTCATTTTATAAAAGGTGGAAACGATAAGTTACCACAACTAAAATGTGAAACTATGTTTATACAAATGTTAGAGGGATTACAAGAAAATGAAGCAGAGGTTCTTATTTCTGCAAAAGATAAAAAATTACATCAAAGATACAAAGGGTTATCAAAACAAGTTGTACAAGAGGCATTTTTTTGGGATGAAAATTTTTTAGATACAACTCATAAAGATTATAAAAAATCTGCATAGGGTTGACATCTATTGTAAATATGTTATTATAGTAATTATTAATTTTATTTTATGAGGTATATTATGTTTTATTTTTTGATTGGATTAATGTTCAGTATTCTGGCAGCTGGTGCTGTTGATGGTGATGCCTCTCTCACAACTCTTTCCATCTGCACCTTTGTTGGGATTGTGTTTCTGAGTCTTGGTGTATATAAAATGCATAAAGATGAACAAGACTTCTAAAACACAAGGGGTAAATAAGGGGAGTAAGTTGGATTACCAGACCACTCCCCAACCCCAAAATAAAGAGAGAGGTACTATGTACAAAATTATTGCATCTATTATTTTTTTTGGTTATACATTTATTACATTAAATGAATCAAGAGAAACTTCAAGACAAATTGCATTTCTTGAAAAAAAACAAGAATACAAAAAAGTAATAGACTATCAACAAAAAGTTAACGAAACAGAGATTCATTGTCTTGCAAGAAATATGTATTTTGAAGCAAGAAGTGAAGGTACTGCTGGTGCAATCGCTGTAAGTGCAGTTGTATTTAATAGAGTATTAAGTGATAAATATCCAAATAGTATTTGTGGTGTGATTGAGGAAGCCAAACTTTCACAATGGTGGTTAAAAGAAAAGGGTTTGAAAAAACCTATCAAACATATGTGTCAGTTTAGTTGGTATTGTGATGGACTATCTGATGAGATAAAAGATACAAAAACTTATCATCAACTTTATACACTTGCAAAAGAACTATTCGAAAAAGAAGATGTTATCATTGACATAACTGATGGTGCAACATTTTACCATGCGACTTATGTCAACCCTAAATGGGCAAAATACAAGGAACGAACTGTTAAAATAGGAAGTCATATTTTTTATAGAGAAAGGTAATTATGAATATATTTTATATTAATGAAGACCCAAAGATTGCATCTTTGGAACATTGTGATAAACACGCTGTAAAAATGTGTGTAGAGTATGCACAACTTTTATCAACTGCACATAGATTACTAGACGGAAAAGAATATGTCGGTAAATCTAAAACTGGTAGAAATGTTAAAAGGTGGAAACACCCAGTGGATTTTATGGACAAAAATTTAATGTTAGCGTGTCATACTAAACATCCCTCTGCAATATGGTGTAGAGAAACTAAAGGTAATTATTCTTGGTTACTACATTTGTTAAAACATTTGTTAAAAGAGTTTACATATAGATATGGTACAAGACATTCGGTAGAAGATAGAATACCATATTTAAATATGTTACCACAAAATATTAATATGACACCAGAGATTACAGATATGCCACAGTGTATGCCAGAGTATTGTAAAATACCAAACAATTCTATTGCAGCTTACAAAAACTACTATATAAAAGAAAAGACTAGATTTGCGACTTGGAAAAATAGGAGTGTGCCATCATGGTTTCAACAAAAGGATATTGGGATATGATTAATGAACATATTATTGATAGTGATTTAGAATATTTAGAAACAAAAAATGTAGAGGATACGAGAAAAGAGTTAAAGAAAAACTATTTAAATAAAGAAGAACTTTATAAGTTTGAAATATATCAATTACAAAAACAATTAAATGAAATGCAAATAAGAGTTAAAGAACTTAACGAAGAAATATGGGAACTAAAAAATGGAAAGACCAACTAAACTTGACAAATTATTATGGTTACTTGAGGAAGTAAGAATCGCAGAAAAATTTATTGAAGATAACGGCCCAGAAGATATGGGTTATGTTCATACTGCAAAAAATTATATTCAAGAAAGAGCGAATGATTTAAAAGCAGAACTTACAGAAGAATATGGTTTTAACGAAGGTAAAGATGCCTAGATACGAATTTAAAAATAAAGAAACTGGTGAAATACATGACGAGATAATGTCGTATGAGGACAAGTTGTTATATCTAAAAAATAATCCACATATGCAAACAACATTTACTGGTATGAACATTGTAAGTGGATTAAGTCGTAGTGAAATGGGTGATAGTGGTATGAAAGAGGTATTTCATAAAATCGCAGATAAACACCCAAATAGTCCTTTAGCAGATAGATATGGTAAGAAAACTATTAGAAAGTTAAAAGCGAAAAGAGCCTATGACAAACATAAAAATCGTAATTAGTTTATTAATACTAAAATATATAGCACTGGTGTTTTTGTTGTTACCTAAAACAGTTATGTCAGATAGTTGGATTAA